CGCTGCCCAGTTAATACGGTAGTTTCGTAATAATAATAATAAGTTTCAAGAGTTGGCACATAGGTGCCGTTTCTGGCAATTGAATACGGTCTATTGCTAAGGGTAATCGTTGTTCCAGAAATGTCAGTGACTGTTGTGCTGTTTGGCATGTAGGTTCCAGTTACGGTTTGGCCTACGCTGATTTCAGTATTGCTTGAAACAACCACCGAGGCTGCCGCTGCTGCCACTGTTCCTGTTTTTGTGCTTGATGTTGTCATTGTTGCTGCCTGGCTCAGCGTTAAAGTTGTAGCGTCAACTATGGCGCTAATTGTGGTACTGGCTGGAATGCCAAGGCCGGAGACGGCTTGCCCTGCGTTGAAATTAAAATAGGGTGCAATGGTCATTGTCGTGCTTCCATTGGTCACGGAACCGGCAAGCGTAAATGGCGTGAATCTTACGTTGCAACTGCTCAGTCTCTTGCCGCATTCATCGTTGCCGCTAGATGCAACTTTACTATCGTTGATGTCGTAGTAATCAGTTCCGGTGTAACCACACTCACCACCGCGATAAACCCACTGGCAAACATTCGCAATGACCTGACGCCGGGGAAGCATCACGCCAACAAGGTCAAATTTGCTGGCCAGCTCAAACTCGACAACGGCGCGGTTTTCGTTTGACTTGCGGTCCACATACCAGATCTCGTCTGGGAATTTGGCGTGGGGATCGGCACCGGCCTCACCGTCCAGATACTTTTTGAGCGTGCGAATGCGAACAACTTTTGCGCCACCGAGATCGTTGCCTGTGGTGATCAGGTTGACCTGAAGCAGCAATGCCGTAATGCTGCTGCCAATGTTGCTGACGGCCAGCTTAGGACGCGGCAGGCTGCCGCTGCTGCTGTAATCAAAACCAGTGGCCTCAAGTGGCAGGCGCATATAAAACTGGCCGTTCCAGACCACGTTGCCGGTCACAGCAGCATTAACGCCGTTGTGGAAGTAGTAAATATCGCTAGTGCCATGCAGCGTGGCGTCAAGGTGCAGCTGAAATAATTCCACGATGGCGTTGGGGGCCAACACGCTAAGGTCTTCATAAACCGCGCTGATCCCCGTCCAGGTGACCGTGCCATCAACCGTGGTGCCATCAATCAGCGTTGGCCATGCCGGTGCAGATGCACCAGAAGTGCCCGCTGTGGTGCATTTGAACACCAGGCCAAAATCCTGCACCGTGGTGGCGCGGACAATGGCACCAACGGCGTAACTGGTAGTGGCGGCCCAGCTTGCGTATGCCATCAGGGTTCAAATACTTGCGTAAACGTAGCTTGAACCGTTGCGCGGTTTAGATAGGGAATCGATTTGTTCCAGTCTGCGCAAACGAATTTGCCACTGCCAGCCTCACCTGGCGCGGTCCAGTCAAATGATTCTTGGCCAGCACGGGCATCAAGAAATGTTTCAATCGTGTCCGCATCGGTTTCGGATATTTCCCAGGTCAGGCTCCAGCTTTTGGGATTCTGGTTTAAACCAAAAACCGCACGCATTTCATAACCGTCGCCGTACTGAACCTTGGTGACCTTTGGCTGGCTGGTCTTCTGTGCGCCATAGGTTGGCGTGATGCTTGGGAAGGTGGCCATTAGCGTCGTGTACCGGCCAAGAGACCGCCTGGGCGTTGTTGCTTGACCAATTCTGCCTGCACCGCAGCAGAAACGGCAACACCAAGCTGCTTGGCTTGTGCCTGATCACCTTGGACGTTGGAATTGCCGCTGGCGTCCACGTTGACCACCACGCTGGTACTGCCACCGCCTAATGCATTGTTTGGCACGATGCTGCCGCCGTGCTTAGGCGTGAACAGTTCGGGGCCACGCTCGCCGACCATGTAGGACGTGCCAGCGCTGACTGGGCCGCCTCTGGCTCGCTTATCCAAGCCTGGTATCAAGCCAAGCAAGCCGCCGCCTTTAGTGCCAATGCCACCCAAAGCACCGAACAGCGCAAGATTGATGGCGACATCCAGAAGCTTATTTGTAATGCTTTTTAGGACATCGTTAGCAACTTGCCCAAGACTCTTGGTTCCATCTACGGCACCTTGAATGGCATCTACCACGCCAGATTTGATTGTCATGCCAATATCACCATAGATTTGTTTCATCTGTTCGGCAGCCGATATTTGCTTTTTAAGTTCTCCAATGTTTGCAGCAATGCCCCTTGCTTCTGCTTCATTTAAGCCTGGAAATTGTGCCTTAAGATCGCGGATCTGTTGGTTTAGCATTACCTCTGCTTCGTTACCAGCAAGTTTTCCCAGCAAGAGTCCTTGCTCATCTTGCAGTGATTTCAAAGCATTTGCATTATTAGCAGCTTCGTCTGCATATTGCTGCTTTGATAGAGTGCCTTGGCTTGCTGCGGTTTGCAACATTTGCTGTTCAAGGATGTTTCGCTGAGTCTTTAGATTTAAATCTGTCTCAGCTAATGCCAATGCATCACCTGCCTTGTCTGTTGATCTGGCGAGGACTGTACTGCGAGCAGCAGCCCGCGCTGCCAGTGTTGTGTCTATGGTATTGATTTGAAGTTGAATATCCCGATATTTAGCAGAAAATTCAACCATACGCTTTGCCTGTTCTGCATTTGGTTGCCCTGCAAGTTGGCCAAGCTTTTGCGCTGTACTTGTTTCGAGCAATGCTCTGGCTTCATCAAGTTTGCGTTTGATATTGCCACCTATCAAATCATTGATAGAAAGTTGTTTGGCCTTTGGTTTCGTTTCATCTTCCAACAAGGCTGGTGTTTCCCTTGGCTTGGCAGGCTTTCGAGGTGCTGCCATAACTCGTAATTCCTTTAAGCGATCTTGTAATTTTTTTGCCTCTTTTTGCAGCTGTTGAAGTTCAAATCTCATGCCAGGCAATGCTGGCCCAACACCACCCAGTATTTGACCTTCTGTTCCAAAGCCTGCTGCTGCTGACCCAAGGCCAACCTTATCGGCCATGCCACTTGTTCCTTTTATTTCAATGCTTTTTGCCAAACCAATCCCAGCTTTTTCACCTTCCTTGATTGCGTTTGTTAGCTCTACAATCCGTGCTTTTGTGTTAAATAGTTGATCATTTGCTTTTTTGTAATCTGGTCCAGACAACGCCTTGTTTATTTCATCCACTGCTCGGATACTTAGATCCAAGATGCCCTGCAAGGCAGGTTTTAATACTTCGCCAATTTTCTTGGCAACACTTTCAATCCCGTCCATCAGTGTGCTGAATTTGCCAGCCAGGGTGGTGGATTGTGCAATCGCTCCATTGGCATATTTGCCGCCTTTATCTGTAAGTCTGACAATCGCTACTTCAACTGCTTCGGCGCCAATCCGACCTTTGCTCAGTGCCTTCTGAAATTCATCTCCAGACAGGCCATACATCTTCCGCAACTCTTCCTGAAGCGCAATGCCACGCTCTTGGAATTGCAGCAGTTCCTCGCCTTGCAAGCGGCCTTTGGCTTGTACTTGTCCATAGGCGGTTACAAGACCTTGTAATTCTGCCCCAGTTGCACCGCTTACATCTGCCAATCTCCGCGTGGTTTCAACAACTTTTTCGCCTTCTACTCCGAATGCTTGCAAACGCTTTGCAGCGTCAATCAATTCTGAACTGGTAAATGGAGTTACAGCACCAAGCTGCTGCAATTCTGCAATCATTTTCTTGGCTTGTTCAACACTTCCTGTAAGTGTTTGAAGACTTCTAGTTTGTGTTTCAAGTTCTGCTGTTTTTGTAAAAACAAATTTGATTGCCTGCGCTGCGGTGAACGCACCAACCAAACCGGCTACACCACCTCTCAGACCACTAATGGCAGCCTGGGTAGCCTTGGAAGCTGTAGCAACCTGATTCAGGTTCCGTACAGCACCTTGGCTATTTACCTGAATATCAACGGTTGCTACTGCCACGGATCGACCACTGCTATTGCGTAAGTCTACCTGTTGCGATGCTTGGCTTTGTCCATTTCCTCGCGTTCACGCTTGCCCTTTACTTCGTAGTAAGCGGCAAAGTGGATGAACTCCGCATCCGTCAGTTCCTGCCGAAGCCGACTCACCGTCATGCCTAGCTCGGTAGCCAGGAACATTTCAAAGTAAAGCCAGCTATCGGCCTCTAGTCGTTTTTTGCTTCTTCCAGCGACTCAGGCGCACCAAGACCAAACAGGAACAGTTCCAGTTCGTTCAGCACCGACTCAGGCAACTCGCGTTGCAGCTTGGCTGCATCGGCTGGCGCAAAAGCTTTCTTGCCATCTTCTAGCTCAGCCATGTGGCACAGCATCTGTGTGCTGATTTCCAAAGCCTCTTCCGATCCTGCCAAGTTGGTGGCACGCTTACGGTCAGCGCGGGTAATCGGCTTGAAGTACAGCGACAGCACTACGGTGCCGTCTTCCTTCTTGATGTTGAATTTACGCCGCTGGTTAAGGTCAAAAGCCCCGGTGAGAAGATCAACGGGGCGTGGTGTGGCAGGCATTAGATCGAGGTAGTAATGGCACCGTTCATGGTGAAGTTGACCGTCACCACTTCCAGTTCCCCAACCGTAGCACTGTAATCAGTGGATGTGATCACAATGCTGCCGGTGATTTTCTTGCCCCCAGTTTCGTCAAGGTACAACTCAACGGAGGCGTTGCCTTCGTCGGTGACAGTGTTGACATCCTTGATCAAGTCAAGTTTGTCGCCAGCGCTGGGAGCGTCATACATGAGTTCCATGCTGCCGCTGCCTGCAACTAGACCACCAATGTTGGCCTTGTAAGTTGCGCCTTGAGCAGTTGTCTCAAGTACGTCCTTTTCCACGGTCAAAGACCAAGAACGCACGGCAGCAATCTCAGAGACGCCACCGCTACTGTCCTTGTCAAAGAAAACCGTACCTTGCTCGCCGCGATAGAAAGCCATGATCAGATGGAGGTAGTGATGGTTCCAGTCGTGACAAAGTTACAGGTGATGACCTCTAACTCGCCGACGGTGGCGCTGTAATCGGCAGAAGTGATCAATCCGTTGAAGATGATCTTTTTGGTGCCGGTGGTGTCAAGGAACAGTTCAAACGCTGCACCACCTTGATCGGTAGGGTTGTTGGCGGCTTCGATGAAGGTGTTGGTTTCATCAGCGCTGCTGGCGGAATAGATCAGCTCCACACTGCCAGAACCAGCAATCAGGCCACCAATATTGCTCTTGTAGGTGGCACCCAAAGCAGTGGTTTCCAGTACATCTTTCTCGATGGTCATAGACCACGAACGGGTGGATGCAATGGTGGCAGTGGTGGTACCAGCATCGTCAAATTTGACGGAGCCTTGTTCGCCGCGATAGAAAGCCATGGTTAGAGGTCCTCGAAGGTTTCAAAGGTCATTCTGACCTGAGTTTGGAAGTACCCTTCGGGAGACGGCGTGGCCACCACCTCTGGGCCAGTTGGGGGATCAAAACGAACCCCGGATACGACAATTCTATTGTAAAGGTCCCGTACTCTTTTGCCGACGGTGAAATTGGCACCGGGACCGACACCTTTGGCAGAAAAGATATTTACAACGACAACACCGATGACGCTGTTGCTGGCGCCAGCCGTGCTTCCCATTGTGAGGTAGTTGTTGTTGCCAAAACTGACGGTGCATTGCACCCAGGTGCTGCCCGGCGTGGGCGTGTATGCCACGTTATGGAACACCACTGGAATGACTGGCACTATGGCTAGTTCAGTGGCTAGACGGCCTTCAACGATGGCGCGGATTGCGTTGAGATCTAGTGCGGCCATTAGTCTTGCCTCCCGATGATGTCAGCCAGTTGCCTGGCGCGATTTGTCATCTGCCGGGCGATGATGTCTACCCATCCTGCCGATGCTTGTTTGGACCAGTTTTGATAAGCCAAGCGTTCGGCGTATGGCAGTGAGTTGTGGACGTGGTAGGTATTGCCGACGCGCTCTGTGCCAGG